TTGCACGAATGACTTTATCTTCCGTGATTCTTCCTTGAGCCATCTCACGGGCTTCACGAACAGTACGAGCCACAACGCCTGCACCTGCAAGGCTCTTCCCGTAATAATCCAACCCTTTTCGGGCTGCCGATCTGATGTATTGGGGGACATCCAGATTCACCTCTCTCTGCTCGACACGATCCTCGGACTCGTCCTCATCTTCGATCTCGTCCTCTTCCTCGATTGGTTCGGGAAGCGGATCAATCTTGGTGAGTGTGGAGAACTTGTGGCCGACGAGAACTTCGGTGGGTCGCCAACCATTGTCGTACTCCTCATAGATTCGGATGAGCGCAGCCGGATCATCCTCCGTCGCCTCGATGCTGAACTCGGTGCCAGGGACACCCAACGTGCCTTCACGCATCACATGCTCAATGCGACCCCGAGCCGTACCACCAGAAGAATCCCAACGCACGAAATCACCTTCGGTCAGTTCGTTCGGCAAGGCTCGCTCACCACCAGGCTCCATGTCCTCAGCGATAGATACTGCAACCATCTGATCGATGGCATCCTGTTTCGTTCCGTGACAGCCGATCACTTCACCGTCCTCCTTCTCGACAGCCCAACCTGAGCAGTCAGGGTTCGTGTTGCTGATGTAGTACGGCATCAGACAGGCTCCGTCAACCAAGAAATGTTGTGACCCTCTTTGCCTGAGATTGCGTACAGCAGATCGGTTGGAGAGATAACCAAGTCCAACGCCTCCAGCTTGTCCAACCTGTAACCAGTTGAAGTGGTCACAGCACTACCACCGATGTAGACGGCATCAGTGTTGTCGTTGTTCTTGATGTGCATCTTGTACGGGTTCCCACCGGCAGCGTTGATAAGAACGCCGTCAACGACAGTAGGAGCCGTGCCAATCGAAGTCACACCGCTATAGAACGCCATCAAACCTCACACCAACAGAAGCAACTCGGCTTCATCTTCTAATATTGACCATGCTACTTCACCAGTAGCAGACGCCGACAAGGACACAACAGATGATCCTGAAACAACAATTCGCTCAGGGACACGAGGCAACTCAACCTCAACCGAAACAACCGAAACCTTCTCAACAGCAACCTTCGGTTGACGATACCAAGGATTCCCACCAGACGGATACGAAGGAGTCGGAGTCGGCTGAGGAACAACCGTCGCCTGAGCAGACCCAACCATCGACCCCAACTGCCCGTCGGCGTAAGGTCGCACAAGAACCGACGACGTAGCCGAACCAACCCCAGCACCCAAACCAGCCACCGCTGAGACGCTGTGAACCACAACTGGCGAGGCAGACCCCGAGACAGAACCCAGCATCGCCGACCCGACAGCCTGATGCGACACCGAAACCGAAGCCACACCAGCCAAACCACCCAACTCGGCCACACCAATCGACTGAATGTTGACGATGACATCAGCCTCAGCCAACCCAACCACACCACCCAACCCAGCCGAACCTGACGCATTCGTTTGGAAGGTGTAGCCGTCAAACTTTCCTGCACCATCTAGCGCAGAGGTATCGAGCGTGAAGGCTGGTGAGAATCCGTCTAGGCCGACGTTCTCATCGTTCAGCTGTGAGGTGCCGAGGACGAACCTAGTTCGTGCCATTAGAAACCTATGAGGCGACGGTCAGCGACGTGGTGAGTGAGCCGGAGGCGATGGTGTAGGTGTCGCCTGCGGTGTACGGGTTGCCGGTGATCGTGCCAGAGAACAGGAAGTTACCTGCCGTTGATGCATCCCACACGGTGAAGTGTGTGGCGTCTTCTGAGCCTGCGATGTTCGTCCAACTGATCTCGGCATCTGAGGCGATTGATCCGCTTGAGGCTGCAGCGAACGAGATTGACTTGCGTGTCGTTTCGGTTGCTGGATTGGCGGTGCCGTTTGCGCCTGGGTCGCCGACATGCAGTTTGATGTAGGCGGTCGTCACAGCGAACGAGGTGTTGTTGCCCATCGCATCCAGCCACTTGTTCGCCATGTAGGAGGAGATTCCTGTCGCCATTAGTCCTCAACTCTTTCAATGATGTTCACGATTCGGCCATGCTCATCGCGTTCAACGGTGCGGATCGTCGGCTTGGATTCTGGGACATTCACACGCACAACTGTTTCTGGGACGTTGATGACGGGGGCTGGCACATTGACTGCTGGCGGGGTGTAGTTCACCACAACCTCAGGCATCGTGATCGACATGTCCTGCGACTTGACCTCATACGCGGCAGCAGGGTCGGCTGGGTTCACGGTGGCGACTGGCTGCAACTGTGTGGACGGGAGGCCTGTGTGATTGATGGCAGGCAACTCAAGCGCACTCAACACTTGTGCTGGATCGAAGCCGGCGAGGATGAGACGCTGAGCAATCAAGCTCTTTCGATCCAACTCAGCAAGGTTGGCTGCATTGATGTCCACGTTGGCGAGTGGTACACGGTACGAGTCTCCGCCTTCGACTGGCGACATGTCCTCGATGCGGTGAATGTCGTTGATGGAGAGGAAGCCAGCCTGGATGCCGGTGGAGAACGCCGCGTAACGCGAAGCCTGGTCGCCTCGAAGCAGACCGTCCACATTGAATCGGAGGAACGCACGGTTGTCCAGAATCTTCTGGTAGCCGTCCTCAATCTTGGCGATATAGGGGCGGAGCGTGTGCTGAACGAAGTGAATGCCGTTCTGTTCCACCGATGCATACGACATCGCACCAGGCGTCGTCACACCAAGCATCGATGGTGGGCAACGGAACGTGCGAGCGATCTCCTCAACAGCGAAGCGACGGGACTCTAGGAATTGTGCTGAGTCGTTGTCAACGGTGGTCTTGTTGAAGGTTGCGCCACCGAACAGGATGCCTGGGCGATGCGAACGACGCAGACCTTTGTGGCCTTGCTCGAATCCGTCGACCAAATCTTTCGCTTGCTCACGGGTCAGGTTGCCTGGGAACTCGATGATGCCGGACGCTGAGGAGCCTTGTCCGAAGAATCGTGCAGCGAACTCCTCCAACGCGCGAGCCAAACCAAGATTCTCTTTCACCAGATCGATGCGTGAACGGCCACGCAACTCACCAGGCATACGCAACTCGGTGATGTGAATCATGTCCTCAGCCTGAATCACATCACGCTGCTCGAAGATGTAGATCGGGCGACGAGTCACACGGTCACGAGAACATTCAACACGCTGAGGATTCAACACCACCAAGCCTGCGACACCCTGATCGTCACGCAGGATGCGAGTGAATGAGTTGCCGTCCAACAGCAGAGACACAAGAACCTGCTGGAAATGTTCGGTGCGGGTTACACCTGACTCTGGGTAGTCAAGCCATGTTGGGCGTGGGCGGAACGGGCGACGCTCACCGTCGACACGGATGAAGGTGTCGACTGGGAGCGTCGAGATGGAGTCGGCGATCAGGCGCACACACGCATAGACCGCTTCAATCTTCAGCGAATCATTCTGTGTGATGACGGTGCCAGCGTTCGTCGTTGTTGCGAAACCGTCACCAGCAGCGAACAACGATTGGAAAGAGACAGCTCGGTTCTCTCCACCAGGCAACAGACGCGACAACATTATTTCGACTTCTTCCTCTCACCACGCTCTGCTGCGAACACCAATAGAAGCACCATCAGACCCGAACAAATCAGGCCTACTGGAACTGAGATCAAGAATACCCCAACTGCGATGAGTGTGAGGGCAAGCAACTCGAAGAACAGCATGATGAGCATCCTCTCTAGACTACAAAGAACCCAGGGGTCGGGGCGACTTCCTGCCTTCGAGTCGCACGATCAACCGCCAACGCCGTCGCGATAGCAGCGTCAATCTTGCGCTTCGACTTACCTTTCGACAAACGCCAACCCGTATCGGTTTGACGTTGCGCCGGACTCAACATCTGATCGATAAACATCGGGTCAGCGTTGATAGCCAACGTGCCATTCACGATCATCTCATAGAGCGTCCCACACGCAGGCACCATACGGGCTGTGGACTGCGGGAACTCCACCATGTTCAACCCGTCATCAGCCAACGCCTCAGCCGAACGCTGAAAGAACGCAGGGTCATAGGCGAACTCCATCACCTGCCACTCACGATTCAAGTCACGCAAATACGCTTCCACAGCCGACACATCCATCGCATGGGCGTCGGGATGCCAAATCTTCGCTCGACATACAATGCGACCTGATGGTTGTGGCTGTGCCGTCACCACCGCAATCGAGTCATGCTTCAACGCCATGTCGATCCCGACGAACACAGGCAGGTCTTTGTCCAGCTCGAGGTCGGAGATGCATTGGTCGAGCGCACCGGCGGGTAGCCACGATTCGCCTTCAGTCCGAACCCATTGGTTCAACCGGTATCGCCTGAACGCGATCTCGGCCGTCTGGTTCATGCTGATCTCCATGTCCTCCAACGACAACAAACCCTCAGCAAGGTTCGGGTTCGCAGCCAGCCACGCATCCCGATCATGGGTCGCGCAGCCCTCGGGTGCTTCCCACCAGAAGAACCCGAACCGCTCATCATCCTGGTCGCCTGCGATGATGCGCCGACCGTAGGTGTAGAGCCGCCCACAAATCGTGTCCAAGTCATGCCCAGCCGTCGTGATAGCAACAATCATCGGGTCGCGTCTCGCACCCGACGCCAACGTCAACGCATCCCACAAGTCATCATTCGGCTGCACATGCAACTCATCGAATATCACGGTTGATGGGTTGAGGCCTTGCTGAAGTTTCGCATCCGATGACAGCACCCGATACACCGCCCCAGTCGACGGCACCTCGATAGCGTCCCGATACACCTTGCACACACCAGACAACGCAGCCGACTGTTGCACCTGCCAGCGAGCTTCATTGAACACCACTCGCGCCTGTTGCCTATCGCCAGCCGCCGAATACACCTCAGCCCCAGGCTCACCCTCAATCAACCCATACAGCGCAATCAGCGATCCGATGAGCGACTTCCCGTTCTTCCTGCCCAGACCGATCAGGCTGCGTCGATAGCGGAGCATCCCGTCAGCCCGACGCTCAAACAACGACACCAACAACTCACGCTGCCAGTCCGTCAACACCAACGCCTCCCCAGCCCTCACACCCTTCGACACATGCAGAAACGTCGAAGCGAAATCAGCAACCAGCAAACCGTCAGACTTCTGAGACAACC